TCATAATTTTTCCTTTAGAAAGGTTGAGAAGAATATTACTCCTGCTACACCGTCTACGTTTAGATGATTATCTTCCTGACATAGTTTTAAAGCTGTTACACATTCTGAATTAAACTCTTCACGGAATGTCTGTGGATTATATTGATAGCAGTACAAGATAGCCTGTACAATTTTGGCGCTTACATTATGAGTTTCTTCTTTTACTGCAATATGTTCTCTCACTGCCGCATTCGTTTTGGTTCCATATTCGCCGTCAATCTCTAAATCAGCTCCTAAGGTATTTAAAAACACTTGCAGAGCAATCGTTATTGCCCCTTTGGTCTTATTTCCCATTTTTCCGTCTTCCCTTAACAGCATACAATCGGTTTTCTTACATTTTTGAATATAGCTTTTATATTCCTGATTAAGCCACTTTTGAACAATCAAAATATTTTTTGAAACTTCTTGCTCGGATAGCCCTGCATTGCTTGGCAGCGATGCTTCTGTATTTATGACACCGCTCAAGAATAATTCTCGCTCCGCCTTCCTTCTTTCCAGCAAACCTTTTTTATAGGTCACAGCGGTTCCCCAGTATATTAGAAAATTATCGGCATATTCCTGCGCGGAATTGCTGTTTGCCGCCAACTGCCTTAAACCATTGCTGCAATCTGTTTTTCCGAGTCCTCTATTATAGCAGTAGCTCACAAGCGCTGCAAATTGGTTATCCGTAGGAATAATATTTTTCACCGTATTCTCGGTGTATTCCTCGAACTTTTCCAAATCTTGCCGTAAAACTTTTTCTGCCTGTTCCTGCGTCCAAATCGTATCGGCTGTTATCGATTTGTCATAAGAATGCCCATAACCAATCGTGTAGTATGTCTCGCCTGCAAGCTTATATGCCGCTAGGCGGCACCCCTCAAATCTTTTGATCAATTCAATTCCTGCTTCATTTATTTTCCTAGCCATAAATCTTCCCTCCTCTTTTGCAAAATAGGCTTATTCCTCCGCTGTATCTGTTTTGCCACCTTTGTCCAATAAATTTCGCAAAAGCTCATACAGCCCTGTCGAAGCCAGTCCGCTTACCATGCCCCCTAAAACAATAGTTGCATCTATTTTTCCAATATTTCCTATTAATGCAATAATAACACCAATAATCAGCATCGTCAGCGGAATGTACTGGTTTCCAAACTTTTCAAACAGCTTTGCTGTTTTTATCGCATAGCCCAGACAGAGGCATAAGCCCAGCGTCACCATATCAATGTATTGGGTTAAAAATGTTAAATCTATCATCCTTTTCCTCCTTCTTATTTGTGAGCAGATTCATTGAGATGCTTTTCCAGCCTGTCTCTCGCATCCGTCACAGGTCCGTTGCAGTTTAGCTGCTTCAGCCCCTCCAGACACGCAAGCATGCCATAACAAATGAGTGTCTGCTCCTCCTTTATGTTTGCAATATCCTTATCCTGCTGCTCTTGCTTCAAAAACCATTTATATACTGTAAAAATCAGCCCGAATATTGCTACAATAGCCCCACTCAGTGAGGCTATTGAAATGATTGTGTTTGTGTCGATGTACATTTTGCTCCTTTCTAGCCATTACTGACGGTGTATAAAATAACAACACTGCCGAAAGAGTACTGACCTTTTAAATTATATAAAATCTGTGCCCTGTTGGCAGGATTGTTCACATACTCTTTTATTTTGTGGTTGTCTCTACCAGCAATATACAAGTTATGTATTTAAATAACGCAACTAGAAGCCTGTGGCATTTCAATATTGATATTCTTTTATATGTTTTCAATACGTGCTACAATTTTTTGTAAAACATGGACTGTAAGGGCAATAAATTCATCATAGCGCAAAGAGTAAATGTATTCCGGATTTCCTTCATTGTCAAGTACAGGAATTTCTACAATATTTCCTTCATTATCGACGCCGGAAATGACTTTTACATCTTTGCAGAAACCAGCAAATTCTTTTGCTGTCATACCGAGTGATTGCATTGCTTCTTCAACATCCTGTGCAATAAAACCTATGTGTACTCTACCTGAATCGCCATCTCGAAATGTAAATGAGACAGGTTTCAGCATCATAAATAGTTTCATGTGCTTTTCTGTTAATTCATTAATATTATCCTTATAGTTCCTGTCTGAAGTGCTTATTGTTCCAGTTCCAGCATATACTTGCTTCCATCTATAACTGCCTGAGCCAAGGTTGATTGTATTATCAGCCGCCGATGAGCCGTCACCGCCATTAATGTACATTCTAAAATTCAGACCATCTGCCGAGAGCCCAACATGATAGTTGGACTGCCATATTCCTGCGTGGGTATGGCTAATTGAAGATTTATTATTATTTAGCGTTGTATATGCGTTGTAAAGGGCTAATGAGCTAGCTCCTACTCCTGCAGCCGCCGCTCCACCACTTGCCGTATAACTATCGCTTAGTTTAACATGACCATAATTTGTCGCTGTTCCAATTCCATATGTTGTGGCTGTACTTGCATGATTGGTTGGAGCCTTTCCAGCTAAATTCGTGTTTAACTCATTATAAGCCCCATAAAGCGCATTCTGACTCGCTCCCATCCCATTTACTGCCGCTCCGCTTGCCTCCTTTGTTTTATAAATATCACTTAATTTCACGTGACCTGCCTCGTTTGAAGACGCAGCCAATTGTTTATGAGCCAAAAAATCCGTTATTAACTTCTTTACCTTTCCCCATAAAGTACCATTTGTATCTGTTACTCCAATTTGGGTCAAGACTTCTGACTCTTCTATCTCCGCTATTTCTTTTGCATTGACATGTATATCTGAGTCACTTAAATGCTCCTCCAAAACCTGAGCGTTTTCATTAAAATCCTCAATATTGTAAAAATCATCGTTTGCGGGCTTTTTCAGCCCATGTTCTGTTATTTCCATGCTTTTTCCTCCTATTCGAATGGTTCGTCTCTCAAATACTTTTGCATCAGACCGTGCAGGTATTCATGCGTATACGGCTTCAGCATCCTATGTGTATTGTACATAAGTGAAACATCTAAAAATAAGTTAAGCGGCACTACCCTCTCACACAACTTTTCCACCTCATTTTCTAACTTTTTGGTTGCCAGGGCAACCTTGACAGAAATGGTAAAGGTATCTCCATCCAGCACGATTTCGTAGCCATCCGCACCACAAAGCGCCTTTAGCTGATTATTCAGTGTCCGGTATGTATACGGCAAATCTTCCACCAGCCTGCTGTGAATTCGAAAATTGCGCAGCTGCAGAGTGTCGGTGTCAGGAGGTGTAATCCCCAATATGTTCTCCCACCGCAGTGCTCCTCTCTCTGTCTCATCACTTACAAACGCCTCTTTTAGCAAACCTTTTATTGCATCCCACAGCTTTTCTGCCTGTATCTGCTCAGCATTCATAATCTGTTCTATCTCACCGTATTCCTGCATAAACGGTGGGAGATATTTTATTAGCTTTCTATCCAATTATCTCCCCCCTTACCGGAATAGTATCAACTCCAAGTGTGACACTGCCTGCCGCCCCGTTCAACTTCGTATCCGCGATATCTTGCACACCGTTCACATCCAATATTGCAGCCTCTATTCGCCTAATGCTAACAACAAGGCTTGGACTTCCTTCCCACGCCTGCAAAAGAGTAAAAAAGTAATTGTCTACCGCTGCCTCTATTTGAGACTTGATATCTTCAAAACTGTAACCATCTTCATATATGATTGTGCAGTCTATGTTAATAATCTCACCTGATACCGCCTGTATATGTGCCACATGCCCGACAGGCGCGAGTCCATATCCTTCCATATCCTGCGTCGGGTCAATTTCTCCCTGCACCTTTTCAATTAGTTCTAAGGAAGGTACGGTATAATCCGAGGCAATAATGACACATTTGACGTGCCCACCTACCAGTTCTCCTGCCTCATTTGTAGCCCGGTAACACTTGCAGCCGCCCACTCCGGGAATTGCTTTTATTTTTTCGGTATAATCTGCCCGATTTCCCCCGAATGCAGTTGCATCAAACGAAGCACGCCAGCGTTTGCGGAAGGTTTCTGTCTCCTCCTCATCCTCGCCGGGTATCAATATATCCGAAAGCTCACATGTTGTAAGCCCTGAAATATACTGTATCGGTATCATTGTGCCAAAATGCTTATTTCCCTCGATACCTGGCGTCTCACATTTCAGCATATAAGTGTGCTCGGTATTGTCCATAACCTCTGTAACTACATAATTTAATTTTTCCAGACTAAATCGTGAGCCGATAGGAACAGCACAATTAAAATTTCCCTTTAATACTGCATTGGTGGCTGGGAAAGGCTCCAGGCCTCTTGTGTCCTTCGCTATTTTTATCAGGTACTCGCGGTCGGCAGTGTCCCCAAACATTTGCTGGAACATCCATTCAAGCTGAATATACATCATAGCCATTTCCGCGCTGTTGGGGGCGAGTGCATCATAAATAATTGAGCCTTCTCTTTTGTCATATTTTTTCTCAACATTGCTAAGCTTTTCCTCAAGCAATGCCTCATAGGTTTTTTCTTCAAACATCAGTATTCCACCTCCATTTCCATATCAGTTGTTCCAAACTCTGTCTCAACGTTAAAGTTAACCACAACAGTGTTTTTCTTTGGCGTATCAAATTCAAAATCATATACATCTGTAACTCTGTCATCTTGCAAAATTGCTTCCTTAATCCTTCTCTCCAACTCCGGAATGACATAAGAGGTAGGCTCACCTATCAGTTCCTCCAGCTCAATTCCATAATCTTCGGAATAGATAGTATATTCGTAGCGCTCTGTGTTTAATATCTTATAAATAGCTTGTTTTACGGCTTCCAGTCCATCGCAATTATCATTGATACGGTTCATCTCCTGGTTTAGCCGGTAAGTGTAGGAGGATTCGCTCGTCTCCTCCAAATCCTGTAAAAGATCATCATCTAAATTTGTAACCGGAATCATTCTATCACCGCCTTATCCCATCACTTTGTCCAGCACTAAATACTTTTGGCCACCCTGCTGCTTAATCAAAATAACCTTATCGTTTAGTTTCAGTGCATTTAATATTTTTATTTTCTTCTTGCCTTTCAGCTTGTGAGCGTGTGCAAGCGTACATGTCTCAGGCTCTGTTTCCCAGTCAATCTCTGCTTCGGTTTCATAATTTAAAACGTTCTGGGTCAGCACGAGAAATTCCTTTGTCAGCAGCATTTTTTGTTCCACTTGAATTTTAAGAGGGCTTGCGCTTACCACTGTCCCAAATACAAAGGTGGACGGCTCGCTCTGGTTCACTGCTTCGAGCGCAACCCGTTTTATCTGTTCATTTAAATTTGCCATTACGCTATAAATTCACCTCCTATTAATGTCAAGTCCATCGTGTGCATATTGTTGCTAAATCTGTGAGTAACTTTCTCGCAGAGCATAAAATTGTTTACGGTGATGTCCCCCAGCTTAAGGGAGATGATGGGAGATGCTCCGGCTCGTATTCGAATATCTCCCCATGCGTCTTTTATGCTCAGGTTTCTGCTTTTCTGATTATAGTAAGACAACAGTTTGCTTACCTTCTCATCCCCATTTTCACCCTCCTGAAGGGTATCAAAATACTGTAAAATTCCCCATTGGTTCATGTTGTTGCCATCCTGCGCGATGTAGACGTCCCGCTTTCCCGTATTCTTATTATCATAAATAAGCTTTATTTTGTTGTAAGTCTCTCCGTCTATACTGCTTTGATAGTCAAAGTTTTGACCTGTCTCGCTGTCTATCACAATCGGCACCTTCATATCCGCTATACTCGATAGGGTGATGGCACCGTATTTATCATAGAGACAGTACAGCTCATTGGTATTCATCATCGTTGTGTCCAATGCATTTTGAACCATATCAAACAGGGTTTTATTGTATTCAATCCGCTGCTGGATCACATAGCCTGTATCTGCAATATCTCCAGCATTTAGTCTAAAGTCCTCGCATAGCAGCTGTATAAACTGCCCTGCAGTCAGCCCCGTATACACATAGGTGTCTTTGTTTTTAAAATAGCGGAGTTGGTCATAGCAGGTATAAGTAATTCTCTGCTCTTTATCTCTGCTTTTTGTAAAAATATATCCATAAAAAACACCTTTTTCATCAACTTTCAGGGTAACTGCCTGTCCCTCATACATCGGATAGTTCCTATCTTTTAATACCTTAAATACAAGCTTTGCGGGCGTGCCTTTTCTTTCACTCGTCAACTCAATACCTTCCTCCACACAAGGTTCGTATATCGCATCCTGCGTATAAGTCAATATTTGTACTTTCACGTTGCTCACCCCCTATATCCTCGGTATCGTAAGGACAGAGCCTACCGGTATTTCCTCCGGCGATTTTAACTTTAGTTTATCCCTGTTTGCAAGCCAAATTGGTCTGTAATTCATGGCGTTTCCGTAATAATATTTTGAGAGGCTCCATATCGTATCATCAGGACCTACCTTATGGGTGGTCGGAACTTTAAGCCTAAATGAAGAAATTGAATCTCTTGCACTTTGAGTCTTTATCGATACTGTACCGTCAGAGTTCGTAATAAGGTTTACTTTTTTTCTTCCGTAACTCACATACTGCTTTAGCTTGACCGATACTACCACGTCAAAACCTTCCTTTGCATCCTCCTTGATGGTATAGTCCTCCAAGGTAACCTTCATGCTCGTTGAATAAAGCCTTGTCCCATCCGGGAGAGTTCGATACACAATCCAGTTAAATGGTTTTTTTAACTGCTTAAGCTGCTCCATTTTTTCTAAATAGTACCACGCCCGCCTATAATCACCATTGCCATACGTCGCAAAAGGATATTTGTGATTTGGAAATAATAGATCAAACTCAATGTCAGTCAGCCCCGTAGGCTTGATGACATTAACCTCTCCGTCATTCATTAAATTTACTGTTTTATTTTGTCCATTGATTTTCATTGTGATTTTCTCAGGAAACACAGGTATCCTGAGCTTTCTGAAATACATTCGATACATCGCCTACACTCCTTCCATTGAAGCGGATGCCGTCTGGCTGATTACATCACCGAGATACTCCGCTATTCCGTCTAAATCGGACATGTTGTTGACCGTATTTGCCACACCGCCTAAATCTACATTCAGAGATTTAAACACCGTTCTGTCAATAATTTCTCTTTCCGCTATGTCCCTTAAATATTTTAAATCCTCCTCGGTGATTTCCATCGCGTCTGCTATTCTATCCGTGCTTTCCGCGCCGCTTGCAGTATTGTTATCAATGTTTTGCAGTGCATCCATTGCATTTGAGTTGCCTGTGTAAGTGTCATAACTATTGTTTGAAAATATATCCGTCTCATCAGTATCCTTTGAAAAGAAACCGGAAATCTTATTGTCAATTCCTTCTCCAAACTTATAGCCGGTGTTATACGCGTCTCCATAGTCGATACGCGTATCGATTGTAGGGGCATCCCTGTTAATTGTTATTGCAGTATCGTTCTTGCCCCATCCAAGCACCTTATCCTGTAATGCATTTAGCCCTTCTGTCCAGTTTGTGCCAAATATGGCATCAATGATTTTAGTCACTACTTTTCCCAAGGATAAAAACCATGAAATAATCTGTCCAATCAGGTTCGCAACCGCGCCGCCAAAGCTGTTAAAGCCTCCGTTTGCAGCATTTAAAATCCATTCGATAATACCTATAATTGGTTCGGCACTTGTCCATATATATTGAATTACTGCATTTAATACTCCGATTACTGCATTGAATATGAAAGCTCCCACTGCTGCAAATGCTCCCATAATAATTCCGGCTGCACTTAAAGTTGTACCTGCAAAATGATTGATTACACCGACTACGGCGTATACAACCGCTATCAATGCTATAATCGCGAATATAATTAAAACAATTGGATTCATTGCCATTATAGTACTCAAAACACCTTGCGCTACGCCCCACGCTTTCGTCGCAGCACTCACTGCCATTGTCACAGCTTTTACTCCAGACGTTGCGGCATAATATACTCCCAAAGCCGCCACCACACCATAAACAAGCGGTCCCAGCCAATACCAGTTATCATAAACCAAGGTTGCTACACCGCCAATCAAATCAAATGCCTCAACTGCCACCGCAGCCAAAATGTCAAGACCATTTGTCAGATAGGTCAGCATCGACTGAAACTGTTCGCTATTGGCAATCTCATTTACTTTTTCAAGTATCGGTTGAAATGCACTAAGTGCCTCATCTTTTATCTGAGTAACAACCTGTGCCCACGTCATTGGCATCGCAGAAAACGTTTCATTTACACTCTCCACATTCGCCGTCGATAACAGTGCTTCTTTTACAGCCTCTCCTGTGAGCGCACCTTCGTCTGCCATATTTTGCAGTTGGTCGATTGGGACGTTCATATAGTCTGCCACCGCCTGCATAATGTTTGGAGCCGTTGCAAATATCTCCTCAAACTGTGCTCCACTAACAACACCTGAACTGAGTGCATCTGTCAACTGTGCTGTTGCAGCACCTGCTTCCTGCTGTCCAGCTCCTGCAACTGTGTACATTTTACTGAGCATTTCACTGAATGCCACCATTTCCTGATTACCCGAAAATGCACCCTTTGCTCTTGCTCCTAACTCCGCAACCGTATTCGCTGTTTCAAGGTACGATGTTCTGGACCTCTTTGCTGATTCAAATATCATATTGTTCAGCTCTTCGGTTGTCTGTAACCCATCATTCATAAAATCAAGCCGTGCCGTGTTATTCACCATCGTATCCGATAAATCCATAACTGCTTTCAGATTATCAAGTGTTGCAAATTTCTTCACCAATCCACCTAAAGCCGAATTGCTCTTTTCTGCACTGTCCTTAAGTACCTGTTGGCTGGCTCCCATTTCAAGAAATTCGGCAGAAGCGCCTTGGGCAGCCAGCGCAGCTGCTTTTAAGGAAACCTCCGAGCTTTTAATAATAGAAATATTGGTTCCATCCTGCGTTGCTATTTGCAATTCAGTGTAATTATTTTTGCAAACCTCAATTGCGCCCGCCATAGCTTGAAACGCAGATATTGCTCCGGCACTTACCCCTAATGCTGTACTTTGTCCCGCCATTTTTCACCCTCCTTTCTGTAAGTTTCTTTTAACTTAAATTTGTTTTTTCTTATCTCTTTCCTCCTCGCTTAAGCTTTGCCTGCTCTTTTTTCTCTGACTCAATTTTGATGTCAATGGAGGCGATAAGAAAAGCTTTTTCATATCGGTCCATTTCGGCAAACTGCGAGGGCAGTATTTTTAGTTTGTGAAGGCAATAGTAAGCGTAATTTGCCTCACTATCACCTTCGTTGATTAGTTTTTTGCTTCTTCTACCAGCTCTCGATCGGATTTGCTGTAACCGCTGATTTCAAGAATTCTCTGACAGTACGCCTGATATTCTCCATCACTGTCTAACATTTCCGTAATCAGCTCCTCAGCACTCATTACTCCATAGCTATCCTGAAGCTCCTTATCATTCAGGTTGGGAGAAACAGTACACTTTGCAGCAACCATGCGGTTGAACTTCGCATTGTCTACATCAATCTTTTTTCCCTTCTGATTGATCGACGTACATTCATTTCTGATATAATCAGCTTCTTTTGTCTTTAAGGCACGAATTTCCCACACTAAAACTTCTCCTGAAGCATCTTTAAAGTTTTCACTTGCGGCAATTTTTACATTTTTTCTTTCTACCTTATTTTGTTTTAAAAACGCATTAAAATCACTCATCTTTTTCCTCCTACTTCATTCCGCTTAAAATAGTAAATGCCTTTGCAATGTCAAATCGTTCTGCTGTAAAGTCAATGCTCTGCTCCAGCCACTCACCTTCGGCATCAACACTTGCAATTGTGGTTCCGTCAATATTACAGCCATTGATTGTAACACTTCTGCTTCCTGCGGCGCTGGTTGGATCGTCATTTGTAAGAACCATGTCAAAGTACAAGTCCTCTCCGGTCTCCTGATATTTGTAAATCATCTCTGTAAAAATATCCGTATTATGGTAAATAGTAGCAGAGCCGGTAATCTTACCGCCATTTGCCTTATTACCGTTTGTTGTTCTGCCAAGTATTGCTACCTCGCTTTTGGACTTTTCATATTTTACTTCAATATTTTTTAACTGCATGAGCAGATAGCGGTTGTCACCGATTGTAATATAGCAAGAGCCTAGCTTTGCGCTCACGGCGTCTCTCGCAATCATTGTTGTTTCTGCAAAATGCTGTAAATTCATTTTTAACATAATTTTTCTCCCTTCTTATTCCGCCATTACAACCATGTAAAGCTTTTCCATTGCACAAACAGGCTGTATCTGGTTTGTAACTGTAACAGAACGTTTGTCGTTTCCTTCTTCCACGGTCACATCGGCACTCGCAAAGTTTTCAATTGCATGCAATGTTTCTAATTCTTTGTTGTAAGTTACCATGTCATTCCAGAAGCTTACTCTTCCCGCCTCATTGTTTTGGATTTTTCCTAAGTACTTTGAGTTAAAGAGCACCGCAATGTCATTACCAATCTGGTCAAGTATACGGATAACCTGATTCAGGCTAAAATCTGAATTTTTGTCTGAGGATGTGGATGTAAAGGAATTGATATCCGCTAAAACACGTGCTTCTGAACCCACTTTATGAAAAACAAATTCTCCTGCCAAAATGGCGGATGTAAGCTCTGACTGCTTATAATCCACATCAATACTGTACTCTCCGTCATAGGTGAGGTTTGTATTTGACTTGTTGATCGCGCAGCCTGCCTCTGCTCCTGCAACCCAGTAAACAATCGCATTTTCTGGCTTTCCTTTTTCTTTTACCTTGTTTTTTACATTGATTACACCCTCATAATCAGCAGCGTAATTATAAATCACGGTCTGAAATTTAACTCCTGCTTCATCACGCATTCTCTTCGTATATGCAGCAAATAAAGCTTTAATCTGCTCTTCTTGAGCTACACAGCCCAATGTATGGAAGGAATACCCCTCAAGCTTATCAAGAGCTGTCTGGTATTGTGTACCGGTCAGTGTCTCCAGATTGGTTCCTCCTACTAACGAAACGCCGGATGTAGCAATAAGCATTGCCTCTGGTTTAAATTCCACATAGCCGTTTGCAACAAGCTCTGCTGCACCGGCAACTGTCTGTGTATCCACCTTCTGGCTATCCAGATAAGTTATAACATCAAACATTTCTTCATTGTCCGCATTCTCCTGAATAACAAGCTTAATGGCGTTTCCTCTTATACCACTGTATAATGCCTTGGCATATTCGTTTTCTGCCTTTTCGCCGCTATTTAAGCGGTAAATATGCAATGTCTTTGCATGCTTAAATACCTCTCTGATATTTAACAGTTCCTCAGCATCATAGCTGTAGCCGAATATTTTAAGTGAGTCCTTTTCAAAATCACTGCTTTCAACCGTAAATACCTCACCGTCTGTTCCCCAGTTTAATTCCATCGGAATTGCGCAAATACCACGCTCCGATAAAGCAGCACTTGCTTTTGCAATGCTGACAAAATTAATATAAGCGCCCGGAAGCACTTTGTTTTGTGTTGTAAAATTTCCTCCACCTAACATTATTTCACCTTACCTTTCAAAAATTGTTCTATTCGTTTGTCAACCTCTGTTAATGTACAAGTTTCTGCATCCGAAAGAAGTATGTTTATCAAGTCTTTTCGATGTATGTACTTCTTTGAATTTAAAACCTGTTCTTTTGTAAATGTTTTTGCTGTCTTTTTTGCAGCCAAATTAATCATCCTCCTTCACTCCTACGGCAGACTGCATGTTATCCATATTTATCCGCTCCGTCTGCTTGAATAAGAGCATATTAAAATCTACTTTAAAATGTAAAACCTTGTCTTCCAGCTCCGTGTTCATTCCCGATCCTCTGATGAGATTATCACCTACCGCTATATACTCCAGTGCATCATACAGCTTTTCTGCCGCTTCCATGCATTCTCTTGTATCATTCGCCTCTTTTGGAAAATAGCGTATCTCAAAGGACTGGAGCCGTTCATAGCGGCTGTCCGACTTTTGTTCCTGCGAAGAGGTAAGTGGTACAACCATGAGGCAAGGGAGCGTTTTATCTTCCTCCTCATTTGTGTATACTGTGTACTCTTCTCCAAAAGCACCTAAAAGTGCTTTCGAAATTCCCTCAATCGTCTTATTGAGCACAATCAAAATCCTCCTTTCCAGTGTCTTATTCAGTTTTCAAGGTACAAGCAGGCTTTCGAGCTTCACCGTGTTTCCCTGATGGCTTGTCGTCTACCTTGAACTTATTGTAGCCCATTTTATTTTCTCTTTTTATGTGCTCCCTTACGTATTTGGGACGTATCATCTGCGTACTTATATGGTTTCTGCGATGCTCTTCATCATCCGAAGTGCCAATTCTCTCTTTTCTTTTGGCAATCCGGTTAACAATGCACCGATTTCCTCCGTCGGTTCTGCCATTTTTCCGGCTATCAGATAATCTAGAGTCGTATCAAGTGCTTTTGCCATTTCCACAAAAGTTTCTATGCTTGTACTATGTCTTCCTATCTCAATACCTGAGTAAGTCCGGTGGGATATCCCAATTTCCTGAGCAAAGCTTTCCTGGGTATACCCCTTGCTTTTTCTTAATTCCTTCATTCTCTTTCCGCTCTCTCTTACATCATAATTCATACCTGTATCCTCCTGATTTTTGTTTTAGGAGACAGCAGGTACAAAAAAGTGTGAGCATTGCCCAGAGGGTTTTGTATGATAGAAAATTCAGAATAGTTTTCTTCCATACAAAAAAATCCCCGAACCAATATTTCTGGTTCGAGGATTTCCTCTTTTTCTTTATTCAGTTTTATGCCGCACTGTCTCCATTGTACAGAGTATAGCACTGTAAATGTTTGAAAGCAGTACGCAGGGGGTACGTATTTTGTATCAATTTGGTCGGCAGACAGTCCGAAAAAAGTCCGCCAAAAGTACAAGATAATCATAGAAGACTAAATAGTAACCAAGTCATCCCTATCCCACATATCCGGCCACACACAATAGCTGTCCGTTTTCCGTGCTCTTTGCCTTCTTCATATTGGGGATGATAATCTGCCACAGGCAGTAGCCGAATACCTTGACCGCATCTTTTTTATACTTATAATAGGTACTTCTTGAAATGGCAAGCTCGTACAAAATATCAGTCTCCCTATGCTTGTCCTTCGATAAATAGGTTTTTTGCAATACTTTAAAATAATTCTCCCCCAACAACGGGTATTCCTTTACCTTTAATATAGCCGTCACAATGAGCTTTGCCATCAATCTGGTCTCTTGATTTGCCGCAAGTCTCCCTTCCAGCTTTCCGGCATCCATTCGGTAATCAAATTTGTCAAGAATCTCAACCGCATATGCCAGTTCCTCGTTCATAACCGCCTTGCACTCTTCATCAAGTTCCTTAATGTTACTGTCAATGGTCCACAAAACATGTTGGAAGCTGTTTAAAAGACGCTTCGCTTTCTGAAACTCAATATCCGATATCTCAGCCGGATTTGTCGTATATTTTTCAACTACCGCCATGATCAAATCATCTTCATCAGCAGTATTTATTACATAATCTTTTATTTCCATCTGTTTCCCCTCCTAATCCAGCAGCCTCCCGGTCATAATCACCTTTGACAAATAGTCCTCATCGCCTGTCTGCATCACGACTAACCGACTGTAGGGAGCTTCCTTCTGTGGTGCTACAATGATATCCCCAGCCTTCGGCACAACATTTGCATCACAAATCACATAATTCCCAAATGTGATTCCGTATTCAGGAAGACCCGTTCCATTGACAAGCATGATGGACAGCCTGGTGTCCTCATATCCCGAAAATGATATAGCACCCTCGTTCAAGCTTACTTTATGTCTATTAAAATCATTAAAAATCAGCAATGATTCGTTTCACCTTCCTTCTTTTCTCTCATCTTTTGATTTATTTAATATTATAATACTCATTTCATGATATGTAAAGCTAAATTTTTATCATTTAATGATATGTTTTTCTTGAAATATCTATATAAATAGTGTAAAATAAGATTACAGTATGAAATGCACCCAAGACACTTTTTATACTTTTATTGGAAGAAGCAATTGTTTAGCGAAAGGAGCATTATGAAAAACATAGGCAAAAAACTATCTCAGTTCCGCATGGAAAAAGGACTTTCACAGTATGAACTGGCAGAGCGGTTATCGACTCTCGGTCTTTCGGCCAGCTCACAAAAAATCAGCAAATGGGAAACCGATTATTCTGTGCCGAATGCTTACCAGTTTTTGGGGCTTTGCAGTATATTGGATATCAGAGATGTGCTCGAAGTGTTTGAAATAAATAAAAATCCGCTTTCAAGGCTGAGTCGAGCCGGACAAGAGAAGGTTGACGAATATATTGAGCTTCTTTTATTGAGTGGAAAATATGACAAAAAACCTGCCAAGGTAATACCTTTCACGAGGCAGATTAAGCTGTTTGATATTCCGGTTTCAGCAGGTACCGGACAGTTTTTGGATTCCGGTAACTATGAATTGTTAGATGTGGAAGATACCATACCTGATAATGTCGACTTTGCCCTGCGGATTTCCGGTAACAGTATGGAGCCTGAGTACTCTGACGGTCAGATTGTCTGGGTACACCAGCAAGATGTGTTGAGTGACGGTGAGATTGGTATTTTCAGTTATGACAACAATGCCTACTGTAAGAAGCTCTCGCTTACCACAGCAGGTACCAGACTAATCTCTCTCAATCTGGATTACGCCCCGATTACAATTCCGAAAGAAGCCGTTTTACATGTGTTTGGAAGGGTTGTGGGGAAACTGGAATAGGTGCAAAGTATACTTTTTACCTTTTGACATCATATCCTACTAACACAAGAAAGTGTGAGCGTTGCTCACACTTCGCGCCCGATAGGGTTGCGAGACAACCGTTTTCATTCCGCGAGGTGCGCATAAATAGTTTTTATATCATAGGAAATTTGGAGAACTTTTCTATAATATAAAAAACATTGGCAGAAAAATCTAATCTCTGCCAATGTTTTTTCTTTTATGATAAGTAAAGCTGTTTGCAGCTTTATCTTTTTATTAAAATGTTAAAAACACATCCTCATCATATCTATTCCTTGTTACAACGGATAATTCGTAATCATCAGGTGCTCTGCCTCTTTGTCATTTCTATCCTGAAAGCTGACAAAATATCTCTTGTCAAATTTGTTGACGCATAGCTTACCGCCATTTGCTGCCGCCTGCCCTTCCGGATATAGCGATAGAATATAGTCCGTATTTTTAATAACAAGCATAAACCTCGCTTTGCAGCCCTTAATCAAAAAGTCTGCCAGTCTTGCCTGATCACTTTGGTCAAATTCATTTTTTGCATAGGTACTGAATTCCGTGTCGTAAGGCGGGTCCAAAAAAATAAAATCCTTCTTTGCCGGCGGATACGCTTTAAAAAACGCTTCAAAATCATCATTGACAATCGTCGTATTTCTCAACTGTCCCACCAGCAAATCACTGCCAAAATACTCTATTTTCTTTGCAAGTGACTTTTTATTGTAGGAGATGCCTCCATAAGGGACATTAAATTTCCCATCCCTATTATAGCGAAACATCGAGGAATAGCAATATTCCCGAATAAAAAAGTAGATTGCCGTTGCAAAGGAAGGCTGAATATCCAGCTCCCTGATATTGTTATATAAGTATCGAAACTGCATATAGAAAGCATTTTTAAAAGCACCCTCCAGATTGGAAATTACGTCCTCAGCCGGCAGCTCACCCTTTTCCTTTTCAAGCTTCTCCATTCGAACCATTTTATTCTGAAAGCTTTTTGAAAGTTCCTGAGTAAAATTATCAATGAAAATCTGAAAGCCTTGTCCGAATATACCGTTAAATTCTGTTTCATTGACTTTCACAAACTTTTCTATCTTACCAGATAACTGCTTTTCATTTATTTTCTTTTTTTTGTACTGCTTATAAATTCCGCTCAGTTCTTTTATATGGTGTTCAGCGATGTCGGACATCGCTGCCCAATTTTGATCTATCTCATTGATTTTCCTTAAAAAGTCCCCATTTTGTTCAGCTATCATTTTATAGAGGTTGACCAGCTCCGTTGATTTATCATTGATAAAATAATGCCCGCTGTCCACGGCAAAAAATACAGCTCCGCCCCCGACAAAAGGCTCATAATAATTTTCAGCGTCCTCCGGAATGTTTGGAAGAATATATTTTAGCTCCTTATCCTTGCCTCCCGGATATTTTAGTAAAGGAGACATTTTGTTCTCTTTTATACTGATTGGCAT